AGTCCCAGGAGTGGATGGACAACCCACCTGATCTGGATGATCTTTATAGTTGCAAGACTTATGAAGAGCTGGAGAAGATTGTCAACGATTGGTTGGATGGTGACGATGAGTCATCTGACGTGGGCTCGGAGCGCCCGGTTCGAAGTGAATCGACGCCTTCTGCTGATAGCACGCCATCTCAGTCAAAGTATAAGAGTCTTGATGACGCCTTTGCTGACCTTGATGATCTCTAGGCCAAATCTTTGGTGAGTTTCAATGGGGCGGCAGGGACTGAATTCCTGCCGCCCTTTTTCTTGAACAAATGAAAGCTTTTCGGTACATTCGTATTAGAATATGGAGTAAAGAATGTCTAAAAAGAAAAAGAAGGACGAGGGGCAGGCCGAGGATTTTACTGCTGAGCTGATCCAGTCCCTCAACAGGGAGCATGGTAGCAAGGTTGCCTATAACTTGGCTTATGATGTTTCTCCTACTCATGTTAAGCGATGGATTAGCACAGGCTCAAAACAGCTAGACTATATTATTGCTAACAGGAGAGACGGCGGATTGCCTGAGGGCAGAATTGTGGAGATATTTGGGCCGCCCTCCATTGGGAAGTCACATATTGCCATTCAGATTGCGCGCTCAACTCAGCAGCTAGGAGGGATCGTGGTGTATATTGACACTGAGAATGCGACATCAGTTGAGAATCTTGGACTTTTGGGGGTCGATATTTCCAAGCAGTTTGTGTATGTGGATACCCATTGCACAGAGGAGGTCCTCTCTATTGCCGAAGCCACAATCATGAAGGCCAAGGCAATGAACAAGGATGTGCCTATCACAATTGTATGGGACTCTGTGGCGGCGTCGTCGCCTAAGGCTGAGTTGATTGGTGACTATGACAAGGATAGTATAGGTCTTCAGGCTCGCGCTATCTCAAAGGGAATGAGAAAGATAACGGGTGTGATTGGTAATCAGAATGTGCTATTTGTTATACTTAATCAGATTCGAATGAAGATTGGGGTGTTGTACGGTGATCCTACCACCACGCCAGGAGGAAAAGCAATCCCTTTCCACTCATCTGTTCGCATCAAATTGGGTGCCGGCCAGCAAATCACCAATAAGGATAAAGACGTTGTGGGAATTAATGTCTCCGCAAAGACGATAAAAAATAAGGTGGCACCTCCATTTCGTACTATCAATTTTGAGATACACTTTGGAATTGGAATCAAAGAGCACGAGCAGGTCTTCGATCTGCTAAGAAAACACGGTCCAGAGACTGTTAACGGTAAGGAAGTTTCTGTGGGTGGCTCTGGGACGTGGAAGCGTCTTCAAGTGAGCGACGCTACCACCGGTGAAGTGCTTATTGAGAAGAAGTTCTACAAAAGCGACTTTGACAAGATTATGTCAAACCCAGAGTACACGTCATACATCGATGATCTCCTAGAGAAGACATTGGTAAAGAAACCTGCCGACGTAGATGTGGACATCGATCCAGAGTCATACGAGGAGGTAAGATCTGTGGCGATGGAAATGGAGGAAAACTTCGTCGACCCAGAGGAGTAATTAATGGGAAACACTCCCACAAGACCGGTCCTACTAGTTGACGCCCTAAACCTCTTTGTCAGAAGTTTCGTGGTCAATCCCACTATGAATGCCCATGGAAGTCCTGCAGGCGGAACTGTAGGTTTCATGAAAAGCATAGAGCTTCTCATCAAAAAGATATATCCCGCTGATGTACATATTGTATGGGAAGGAGGAGGCTCACCCAGACGTCGGGCAATTTATCCGGACTATAAGAAGAAGAAGAAACCCCAGCGCTTGAATCGATTCTATGCGGATGATATTCCCGATACTGTGGAGAATCGAAATAGTCAAGTCGCTCTCACTGTTGAGCTTCTCAAAAATGTTCCTGTGTCGCAAATATACGTTTCTGACTGTGAGGCTGACGACGTCATCGCATATCTGGCAAAGTATCGATACAGAGATCGTGATTGCATAATAGTCTCATCGGACAAGGATTTCTATCAGCTTCTATCAAGTAGGGTGACCCAGTGGTCTCCGGGACAGAAGAAGTTCATCACACCTGAAGCTATTATAGAAAAATTTGGAATTCCTGCTCATAATTTTTGTGTGGCAAGGTGTTTTTGTGGAGATCCGTCTGACAATCTGGAGGGGATAAAAGGCGCGGGTTTCAAGTCACTGGTGAAGAGATTTCCAGTTCTAGCAGGATCGAGTGAAGTGTCTGTCGCGGACATACTTAGTGAGAGCTGCACTCAGACGGCTAAAAGCAAGGTAAAATTGTTCAAAAGCATCACGGAAAATTCCAGTATCCCGCAGAGAAACTGGAAGCTCATGAATTTAGACTCATCAATTTTGGCTGCAACACAAATTCAAAAAATCAATGGAATTATTGATAACTTCGATCCCAAGCGTGATAAGATAGGACTCATGAGAGTACTAATACGTGAAGGACTTACAACTTTCGATGCAGACACTTTCTTTATGACCCTAAACTCATACATGAGATCATAGACGGAGACTCATGAATCAATTGGCACAAAAGCTAGCGGAAAATAACTCCCAGGCACATTTTAAGCAGTACGGAAAAGCCTTCCAGGAAAAGATCTTTCAGTGTCTACTGTCTGATCATTCTTGGGGTGTACAGATGATCGAGGTGATGTCACCGTCATTTTTTGATGTGAAGTATCTATCCTTCTTGACGGAAAAGTATTTTTCTTATCATGGTAATTATAAGTGCTTTCCAACCCTAGGGTTATTAGTAACAATTATCAAGGATGACTTATCTGTTGGGACAGATATACTCCTTCGTGATCAAATTGTGGAGTATTTGCACAGAATCAGAACAAATCCGGACATGGGAGATCTTCAATTTGTCAAGGACAAGACCCTGGATTTCTGCAAGAGGCAGGCATTCAAGGAGGCCCTGGAGCAAGCTGTAGAGCTGATAGCAACCGACAAGTTTGAAAGTGTTGTTGGCCTAATGAAGGATGCAGTGTCGGTCGGAATGCCAAACTCCACAGGCCATGATTTCTTTGAAGACGTTGAGTCCAGATTTGTCAAGCACCAACGCAGAGCTTGTCCTACTGGAATTGACAGGCTCGATCAAAAGGATATTCTCAGAGGAGGATTAGGCAGAGGTGAAATTGGAGTAATTACAGCCAACACCGGTATTGGAAAGAGTCATTTTTTAGTGTGTTTGGGTGCCAACGCAATGAAGCTGGGAAAGAATGTTGTCCACTACACATTTGAACTTTCGGAGACAGCTGTTGGAATTAGATACGACTCCAACCTCTGCAATATCCCCAGCAATGACGTTCGGGATCGAAAAAAAGAGGTAATGGAACAATATCAGAATGCAGAGCTGGGAAGACTTATTATCAAAGAGTACCCCACAGGATCTGCATCTGTCAATACGATTCGGAGTCATATTGAGAAATTGGCGCTCAAGGGCTTCGTTCCTAATGTGATAATTGTTGACTATGCTGATATTATGAGGTCATCAAAAAGCTATGATTCTCTTAGGCACGAGCTTAAGTTGATCTACGAGGAGCTTCGAAACATGGCCATGGACTTGTGTGTACCAATTTGGACAGCCTCCCAAGCAAATCGTGATTCTGCTAAGGCAGATATTGTGGGTTTGGAGAATATGTCGGAAGCATACGGTAAGGCAATGGTGGCTGATGTAGTCATCTCAATAACAAGGAAAGCTCTAGAGAAATCCACTAACTCTGGTAGACTTTATGTTGCTAAAAATCGCGCCGGAAGGGACGGTCTGGTGTTCCCTATTCACATTGACACCGCGACGTCTAGAATTGAGATAATAGATGAGACCAGTTTGACGCTCAATGAGGCCGTCCATCAGGACGAGAATGAAATGAAGAGTCTCCTCAAGAAGAAGTGGAAAGAGGTGACAAACGCATGAGATTGCTGGGTGTCGAAATAATATTTTGGGGTTAGGAGGTTACTAAATGTCAACATTTGATTCTGCAATGAGCAAGTCCCTAGAGTACTTTAAAGGGGATGACTTGGCAGCTAATGTTTTTGTGACAAAGTATGCTCTAACTGATAAGGACGGCAATGTTTGTGAGGAGACGCCTGATGATATGCACAAGCGTTTATCGAGAGAGTTTGCTAGAATTGAGAAAAATTATGCAAATCCGATACCAGAAAAAGAGATATACGAGCTTTTCAAGAATTTCAAGTATGTAGTACCCCAAGGGTCTCCCATGGCGGGTATTGGAAATCCACACCAGATTCAGTCGATCTCAAACTGCTTTGTAATAGAGTCACCACATGATTCATACGGTGGGATTCTCAAGGTGGATCAGGAGCTCGTTCAGATTGCTAAAAGACGCGGCGGCGTGGGATTTGATATATCCACTATTCGTCCTCGAGGTCTCTCAACCGGTAATTGTGCTCGAACAACAGACGGAATTCAAGTCTTCATGGATCGATTTTCCAACTCGTGCCGCGAGGTGGCCCAGGGAGGACGAAGAGGAGCTTTAATGCTCACCATCTCTGTGCACCATCCACAAATACGAGACTTTGTGAAAATCAAAAGAAATCTCAGACGGGTGACCGGTGCCAATATCTCTGTGAGGCTTACAGATGAGTTTTTGAATGCTGTAGTCAAGGAAGAGCAATTTCAGTTGAGATTTCCAGTCGACTCTGACACACCCCAGGTCGAGGAGATGATGGATGCCGGCGAGCTTTGGAACGAGATAATT